CCCTGCGGCGACACAGCGCGACCATTGCGAACTGTGGGGCCTGGCAGCGCGCAGCGCTGACTGAGGATTGTTTCACTCCCGCCGCCTTTCCTTCCGATCCCGCGCGCACAGCCCCCGCAGCTTCCCCTTTACGCGCTCACGCCATGCTCGATGCGGAGCAGCCAGAGGTCGTTGAGGATCGTCGCCGTATAAGCCATCACCTTCGCGCCGGCGGTCGCGCGCTGGTCGAGCGGATCGTCCGTGCCGGCGGAACCGCGGCCCTTGATGATGGTCGTGATCGCGCCGCCGCCGAGGTCGATCACGCCGTAAGCGTCCTTTCCGAACACGAGCGTCATGTGTACGTCGTCAGCCACCTTGGTGGTTTCGTCCACCTTGCCGGCCTCGGTGCTGTAAACGTAGGTGTCCACAGGGATCGCCGTGGAAACGGCGCTTGCGAGGGTGATCGTCTTTGCTGCACGGTCAACGCCTGCGACGGTGTATTCAGACGTGCCGATCATCACCTTCGCACCCTGTTTGGAAAGGAAGGCTTCCGCCTCCGCCGTGATCTCGTCCACCGTGACCACGGCGGAATTGGCCGTATGCGCCGCCACCTGGGTGTGTACGGCCTGGCGGATCACCTTGGCCTCCGTGGATTCCACGAATACCACGCCGAAAAGCATGCCGATCTCACCGGTGTAAAGCTGCTCCTTTGCGGCGTACTTGGAAACGTCCTGCCAAAGCGGATCCTCCTGGAGGTCGTAGGTCGCGTCCGGGGAGCAAATGCAGATGAAGTGCTGCTTGCGGCCATCCTTGCCGCCGAAGGGGCGCGCCTTCGCCTTTTTGAGCGTGCGCACGGCCTTGCGGATCTCGTCCACGCTCAGCGTGTCCGCCGCGGAAATCTCGCTGCGGGCGCTTTTGCCGCCCGCGCGCTGCACGTTGTTGCCGGAGCACATCGCGTCGCGCGTGATCCATTCCACGACCGTTCCGAGCTGCTCGCCCAAGAGCTCCGCACTGTCGGAAAGCACCTGTTCATAGGCGGTCTGCTCCAACAGGTCGGAGATTTCCACATATGCGCCGTACTGGCTCACCTCCGCTTCCACAGTGCTCTGCGAAAGGGTCTGGCCGTCCGGGGTCACGCCCTCGGTGAGCGCGCACATGTTCTCGTTGATGTCGAACAGGTTCCAGCGGCGGAATTCCACGCGCTTGCCGTTGTTGGGCGGGATGTGGCGCTTCTGGCCGTACTGCGCATGCACAAGGCGCGTACGCGCGCCCTCGAGGAGCTGCCGGTCAAAGAAGGTTTTGTTCAGGCCGGTGCCTTCCACAGTGTTTTTCGTCGTGTTTGTGATGTTTGCCATGTTGTCTGTTTCCTCTCTTTTCCTTTAGTTGATTTGTTCGGTTTCTCTTCAGCGGGAAAAATAGCGCTGCTTGAAGCGTTCAAACTCCTCGCTGGTCATGTTTGTGAAGTCCTCCTGCGCGCTTACGGGCGCCGCGCCGCGCAGTGGCGTGGGCAGCGCGCGGCGGGCGCGGAGCTTCTCCAGCACGGCCACCTCCGCGTTCGGCTCCGCTGTCTGCGCCGCCTGGCCCGCCGTCCGCTCCGCCTCGTATACGCGCACGGCTGCGGCCGCGGGGAGCTCGCTCAGCAGCGTCTGAAACGCTGCGTCCTGCAAATACTCGCTTGCCGGGCGGGCGAGCCTGCTCTCGCGCTCCAGCTGCGCGAGCGCTGCCGCAGCCTGGCGGGAAAGCACGTCCATGCTTTCCGGCCGCGCGCCGCTTGAGAGCAGCTGCGCCGCCTGCTCCGCAGAAATGCCCAGCTCCTGCGTCAGCCCGTCCAGCAGTTCGCAGCCGATGCGGTATTCCGGGCTTTCCTCATACTCCGCGCGCACGCGGGCAGCAGCGTCCGTCTCGCGCATGCGCGCACCGGCCGCCGCACGGGCGATCGGCCCCAGTTCTCGTTTGTCCATCGTTCCTCCTTCCGCGCGTTTCGTTGCGCGCGGCGCGCCGTTGCGGCCGGCGCTGGCCAAAAATAAAAGCGGCGCGCTCATCCCTGCGTGCCGCATGGCGGTATGGGCTTTCGCCCACCGTTCCACTGTCTGTATTTTACCAGAACGTTTGTGCGTAATCAACGGCACATTCCCGGCAAATATTGTGCATTCCTTGCGTAAAGAAGGGCGTACCCCATAGCCCTTGCGCCGGATCCGTGGTATACTAAAGTTAAATTAACAGGCGCTTGCCCGATCAATCGGAGGTGATTCCCCCTTATGCGTGAATATGAACCCATCCGCATCCGCCCGCTCACGCTGCGCGGCGTATTCGGCATCACATGGAAGGTCTTTGGCCGCCGTCTCGGCGCGCTCGTGGGCTATGGCTTCCTTTATTTTCTCATCGTGCTCCTGGTGGCGGGCGTTTCCGTGCTGCCCACGCTCCTGCCGCTGCTTTCGCAGCCGGATGTCCATCCTTCCGAGGCTGAAGTTCTTCGCATCGTCAGCGGCTCGCTTATGACGGTGCTGCTCACGCTCCTTGGCAGTCTGCTGCTTGCGCTCCTTGTCGCGCCGGTCTATTCCGGCACGCTGTACGGCGAAATGTCCGCCCGCATCTATGGCAGTGCAAGCTCTGTCGGCCTGATGCTCAAGCGCAGTAAATATAGCTTGAAGCGTTTTTTCACGACGACCCTCTGCTATATGCTCGCCGCGTTTGCCATCGCCTTTGTGGTGAACATACTCGCCAGCGTGTTGGTAACGTTCGTTACGCTCTTCGCGGCGCTCGGGACGCTCCCCTCGCTTTTGAGCAGCGGCGCGTTCCATGCCGGCGCCGGGATGATCGTGCCGGTTGTGCTGGGCGTCCTGCTCCTGCTCGTCGTGGAGCTTGCCGGCATGTCCTTTCTCCTGTTTGTCTATCCCATCGCGGTGAACGAGCCGGTGAAGAACTTCGCCGCCGTCAAGCGCAGCTTCCAGCTCGTGTGGAAGCGCTTTGGCCGCGTGCTTGGCTGTGAGCTCATCGTGCTTGGCGTGGCGTTCCTCGCGGCGCTGCTGATCGTCCTCTGCTTTGTGCTTGCGCTTAGCCTAGCCAACGCGGCGGCCGCCGCCGTGCTGGGCGTGCTTGCCGCGTTGGGCTATGCCGCGTTCGTGCTCTTCCTTGGGCCCTATGAGGCCGCGCTTGCGACGGTGCTGTATTTCGATTCCCGCGTCCGCCTGGAAGGCACCGCGTGGCTTGGCGAACCGGAGCAGCCGCAGGAGTCCGCGCAGCCGGATCCTGCCTGGCAGGAACCCGTACAGCAGCCGGGGGACGGTTCGCCGGAGGCATAAGGGGGCTGCCCTTCGCCGCCTATGGATAGGTACTACCCAAAAGGCTCCTTTGGCAAAGGAGCTGTCATGGCGCAAGCCATGACTGAGGATTGTTC